TCATCGGCTGTGCATCATTGAACCAATCCGCCAATTCCTTGAGCGGGCCGGATGTGGTTTCTCCGATGGATATCCCAATATCGTTTAATCCAGCTCGGACTTTGTTGAAGGAACCTTTCAGAGTATCGTTATTTCGGTTGAACTCTTGGGTCATTGAGGTGGACCCATTCGCCGCATCTGCATAGACGACTTTCAGGTTGGCATCTAAGTTTTCCGCTTGGGATGACATCGTGCCCATGACTTTGAAGCCATAGGAACCCCAAATGTCAAATGCCTTTGTTGATCGGTCGGTCGAGGATTCAATCGTATTCAATGCCGCGGATGACTTGGCCATTGTGCCCAAGAAATCTGTATTGAGCATGTTATTAAGCGTCTTGACATCAGTACCGAGCAGACGTGCCCACTCGCCCATGCGAGCGTTGCCCGGATTCGCGGCTTTAAATGCCAATGTCTGTGCATTCTCATATTCCTTGGCAGCCGCCGTTGCCTCTTGGGTCGATTTTCCCGCGCTCTTGTATTGTTCCTTGATGTGGTCTGCGCCCGCCTTGATCTGAGCCTTGGTGGTGTCGTCCATCTTGATATCAGGCCCGTTCATGGCATATTCCAGGGCCGATCTGATGGATGTAGCGCCTTCTTCCGCATCCACACCGGAAGATATCAGGGTGGCACCAAATGCAGCGACCTTTTCAATAGGCACATTGAACATGGTGGCCATTGGCCCAAATGCCTGAGTGAAGCTAAGAATCTGCGGTTCTGTGGCTGCCGTGGCATTGCCAAGAGCATTCATGGCAGAAAGATACTTACCGCTCTCCTCGATGGGGACCTTGTAAACGGTCGAAATCTTGGATACTTTGGTCGCCATCTCCTCGGCGTCCATGCCGAATGCGATTGATCCCTTGGCCACTAGATCGGTCGTAGATGCGATGTCCTTGTACGCAACGCCCAAGCTGCCCAACGTAGCTGAAACTCCATTCAGCGAGGTTACAGCTATGCCGGTACCATTGGCAAGCGTCCTATTGCTTTCTCCAAGAACCTTGATTTGATCGGTGGTAGCATCTACGGTTTTACTCACTCCTGCCATGGACTGTTCAAAGTCCATGAACGATTTTGTGCCGCCTGCCAGGGCTCCGCCTATGGCCACACCAGCTGCCGCAACTCCGGCAACCAATGCGGTGCTTATTGCGCTGCCCACTTTCGATGCATGTGCGTCCAATCCAGATAGATCAGATTTGATGTCATTGATGCCGGATCGGCAACCCGATCCATCGATTGTGGCGGTAATCTTATAATTCTCAGTCAAAAATAATCACCTGGTTGGCGGGCAAGCTATCCCGGCGGCTCTTGCCAATTTCAATATAGCTTCGTGGTCTTGCACAACTTCTTCATGTTCTTTGTGAAGAAGCTTTTCAACTGACGGCATTCTTTCAGGATGTGTAGAAAATGCCCACGAATTCAGTTGAGCATTGAGATGTTCTAAGGAAAGTCGGGAATTGAATTCCGCTTGATTGGTCTTTTTGCGGACCTGCCTTATCTGCTCCAATTCATATAGCGTCGAAGCATAGGTCTCTTTCACCGACAGGCCGAGAGAAAGCCCGGCCCGAAGGACTCGCTCATAGAATTCATCCTCGCTTATGGTGTCTTCGGCTTCTTCTCCTTCCGTTGGCCCTTCTTGCGAAAACCCGCGCCCGCCCTCGCTATAGCAGAAATCTCTTCCATGAATGCAAATTGTGCCTTGTCGAAGGCGGTCATGGCCTCGCGCTCATCCTCGATCTCGCCCGCCTGCTCATACTGGTAATCGAAATGATCCTGGAGCATTGCTTGGGCCTTTTCCAGGTCGATGAACTCTTTCTCGCCATTGAAGCGCTTGGCCCCATTGATACCTGCCTGGATCATGGCGACCAGCTCCGAGACATCATATGGTGGATTGAGCAGAGCCCACCAGTTCTTAGAGGCCATGCCCATGCCTATGAGCTTGAGGCTTTGGGCGGCCTGAATTTGGGCCTGGACATCAAATCTGAGGCTGTACTCTTTGCCCGCGATTAGGAGCGGGATGGTTGGAATTCCTTTGTCAGACATATTAGATACTCCCATATCAGGGAGCCGGGCCGAAGGATTCTCTCCTTCTCAACGTTGGTGAGCAAGACCAATGGTTCGTACAAGCCCGGCTATTCCTGCGCCATGTAATTTCATCAAGGGCGAAAATTATTAGGCCCTTAAACGGATCGCTGTAAAATTGAATAACAATGATATATAAATTATGGAGGATTTAAAAAGCAATCCTCAGAATCTCGTCTTTGACTTCCAGGGACAGGGAGAGAAATTTTGGTGGATCATATGTTTTCCACTTTCTCCCGTCCGATCCGACCACATATCCAGTTGGAATCGGATCGCAGAATATATCCATTACGGAGATCACACGTCTCCTCCCCGAACATACTCAACAGTCGGATATTCTGGATTTTCGGTCGAGTCAAGTACATACTTGATTACTTCGTATTGGCCTTGATAGATAACATCAAGACGTGCCCCGATTGGTAAAACGGTCACACGTTCGTCTTGAGTTATGACACGACCCCCTTCCTGCCAATAGAAGGCACAGTCCCGATCCACACCCACGATCCCCACTGTTTGGTAATCGTCGCCTACCCGGATAATGGGCTTTGAGGCTACTTCGTAAGTTAGATAAAAAGATTTGGTTTTGCCATCTCCGCGAAGTACCTCTGCCCTAAGATCTGTTAGCATATTCATCCTTCCGCATGGTAGCGCACCCTTCCAGAACCCGAGAATGTCAGGTTGCTTTCGCATACCCCGCTCACATCAGCAGTCACACTCATGCCGCTCAGGTTTCCCACGCCAGCAAAATACCGCTTGCTGCCTGTAGTCACATCGATGTAGAAGACCATGAGCACCTTCCCGGCCATCTTGGCTATGATCTCAGCCGGATCTCGGCCGCCCGTGAAGGCAACCGCAGTAACCGCGCCAGGCTTTCCAGTGCCAGCGGAGCCGGTTTTGAGCGTGCATGTAACCAAGGCCGCAATCACCGGATCGGCCATCGCATGAGCTAATATCTGGTTAGCCGTCGAATCTGCGTCCCCACCCACGGTTGTAGCACATGTGACGGTAATCTTATTGGCCGCATAACTGACATCTAATGCGGTCCCCGATCCCGACACAATGTACTCGATGCTTTTGCCATTTCCGATTGTACCGCCAGAATTCCAGGTCCAGGTAAGGTCCTTGTCGCTGCCCTGCGCATCGGACCAGGATGCATTTGTCACCACCCAGTATCGATCCAGGGACCCGGAAAAGTCCCTAAGCGTATTGGCATATTGCTTGTAGGTGGTTGAGGTGTTCAGGGTAGTAGGGAAGACCGTGACATCCTTGGTATCGCACTTAAGATCAATCTTCCACCCATGCCCACCTCCAAGCGCCTCCATAGCGAAATAGGATACATCACAGGTCACAGTTCCGGAGGTGTAGCTTGTTAGGGTTACGTAGCCAATGCCATAATCGATGTTGGTTACAGCCACTGGCGAGCCGTTCACCTTGAAAACCGCAGAGGCCGCCGGGTCCCACCACATTTTTGAGCGAGTTGTGATGTAGAACTCATTGGTGGTTCCCACTCTGGTCATGCCTTCGGCGGTCACGGGGATTGAGGCCCCATGCTCCGTCCAGAAGCCACAAACTTTCCCTGTAAGGACAGTCATTTAGACCGCCCCTCAGGTATAAGTCATAGCGCCGCTAGACTGCCAAGTGTAGTTGACTGTGACTACATCGCTTACATCAACACCGATGCTGCACCCATTGATGGCCACGTTGCCTGCGAAATAGTGGTCAGAGGTCACATATAGGCTCACAGCAACTGCGGAACCTGCCACCGCGCTGTAGAGGGCGGCCTGGCCAGTGTCCGACATATCGAGCCTGCCATCGAATGAGCCGGACACGTCCCGGAGCGTATTTGTGTATGTCTTGTATTCGACATCATTGCCCGTTGCGAAACAGGTCGTGTCCTTGGTATCTACTTTCAGGTCGAACTTCCAGTTTGAGATCTCGGCAACGAAATCGCTACCGACGACTACCTTCCCGGTCTTGCCAGCTATTACTGTCATTGAATATATCTCCTTTCATAGATGCATCTATTCAGAGAACTATACACATCTCAGGCCGATTGGCCTTCATTGAAGTACGAAAATCATTTATTAATTTGATTGGCTTTGGTGGGCATTTCTTGGCCGATCAGATAAACCCATTTTCCATAATGCCCAAGCACCAGCCTTGTATTCGCCCAAACCTTGAATCCAGCCTCGCGCGCCCGATGGCAGAACGAGAAGTCCTCGCTTAGATAGAGCCATCCAAGGTCGGGATCTTCATAGAAAAATGGACAGAAGAAAGGATATTCCTCGCCAATATTGCAGAGAGGCAGCCTCTTTGCCAATGCTTCCAGTACATCCCTATGCACCGCCATGAAGCCGGTTGCGCCCCATTTGATTTCTTGTAGCTTGCCAGTTCTACCTATCTCGAAGCGGCTTTCTCCTGGCAATGGCGCAAGTGCCAACTCATCTGCTGGCATCTTCTTCTTGACGTAAGGACCAATGACAATAGATCGCGTTTCCAAGCAATCTGCAATAAGTTGATAGACGCATTCAGGCGTATAGAGAATATCGTCATCGATGAATAGCAGGATGTCGCCGCCCGACTCAAGGAACTTGGTTGCGGCGATGGATCGCACTCTGTCTATGGCCGCTTCCTCTGGCTGTGAATAGTCGAATTGCATATCGGATGGCTTATTTGCCAAGGTGCTTAGCAGGCCATGCACGGAGGCGGCGGATAGGCCGCGACTGGATGGGTCGCAGATGAGGATTTTTGTCATAATCACCTAAACAGAATAATAAATAGAACCACGAACGGTCATGATTTGTCTGAAGAAATTGCCCGCATCATCATATTGTGGCGTCCTACTGATAGACCAAACCATGAAATCGTAAGCCTCCCCCCCATAGGTCACAACCATGTTTGCCTGTAGCTTGTTGGCGATGAGTACCGCCGTCTCCCTGGCATAGGCATTGGACTCTCTGCTTATGACCTCTATTCCTATCAGGCAGTCAGATTTCAGGGATGGA